GACCATCCAACCCAACAACCCCAACCCTCACCGACACCCAACAGCGAGAAGTAGACCGTATTAATACCCTCTATGACGAGAGCATTAAAGATGCCGAAACAAGACTTCAAAACGCTAAGATAGAGCGTTCTAAGAAAGAAGCGTTTCTTGAAAACAGAAACGGATTATTTGGAGATACCAAAACCGACGAATCGCAACAAGACGAGTTATTCGCAGGTACATTTCTTTATTCCCAAGATACCAAGAAAGCCGCATTAGCTCTTTTCGATAAAAGGATTAATGATATTGAAAAGGAGATACAGGACTTAGAAGCTGAAAGGAACGCCGATATAAAGGACGTTCTCTCACAGGTAGAGATACCAATTAATGAACCCGTCCAGATTGCTCCCGACGAAGTAAACGCCACTCCTACCCCTGCACAAAAAGAAGCCGGAAATTACAAGAAGGCACACATCAAAGTCCATGGACTTGATATAGCCATTGAGAACCCAACCGGAACCGAAAGAACAGGAGTTGATCCAGACGGAAAACCATGAAGCCATATAATGCAAAGCCATTACGGCTATTTCAACCGTACAAAAGGAAAAGACGGAGACCAGATAGATGTCTTTATTGGTGATCATCCTGAAAGTAAAACGGTATTTGTCGTTGACCAGAACAACCCACAGACCGGAGAGTTTGACGAAAGCAAGGTGATGTTAGGTTATAATTCCATTGAAGAAGCCCAACAAGCCTATTTGGAGAACTACGACAAAGGTTGGAAGGGATTAGGAGTAATTACACCTATTGACATTGACACGTTTAAGACGTGGCTCGGCGATGGCCACAGGCAGGCTAAACCTTTTAGTGAGTACGTGGACATTCAGAAAGCGAATGTAAAAGAACCAATTGTTACCGATCAACACGACAGACAAGAGTTGATGAATAGTCTCCGTGAAGGTGAAATGATACTTTCATCAAAGCATAACGCAGCAGGTAAACGAATGGCGGTTGATGAATTGAATATGGTAAGGGAAGCGGTTGAAAGCACAAGGAGAAAATTAGGTTTAAATAACAATCCCGTAACATGGGAACCATCGGACATTAATTATCAACACGCTTACAATGCATATTCAGCAATAAGTTTTGACCCTGAAAAAAGGGCGGCGCAAACTCAACATGATTATGTAGATACATTGGACAAGTTGTATAATAAATTGTCCGCACTGGCTAAGTCACCCGAACAGATCTCCATAATGTGGCAACAACTTGAAAGGTACAAAGAAGGATATTTAAGCCACGAAAACGCTGTATTATCTGCAAAAAGTCGTACTGCGAGTCCAATGATTACTGGCCCAGCAAACTTCCCAACGGCAAGAAATCAAAAAGCGTTAGAAGTTGAACATAATCGCAGTGTTGAATTTTCGGATTGGGATGATAAAGCAGAAAAGACGGCAATTAAAGCGGTAAAAGACGCTGCACCACAGGAACAGAAAGATTATGAAAGGTGGCAGAGTATAAAAAAGACCCTTGATAGTAAAATGGCTTCGATTATCGCTATTGACAATGGAGAATATCCAGGGGCAAGATCGTTATTTGTCAGTTCACTATCCGGGTTTATTAAAAAGATGGCTGCAAATGGACAAGCAGAAGATGTAAAAAAATCACTTGAATATATTAAATCGGTAGGTGATAAGCATAGTAAACCCATATTTTCAGCCAATAACGAAATATGGAAACTTGCCGAAACAGTACAACCGAAAGAGGATTTAACGAATAAAGAAACTGAAACAGTCGGGAGGTATAAGGGCGTAGTTATTATGAACAACCATTCACAGGAACGGGTGCAACTCATGTTTGACGAAAAACCTACTCCTGAAATAATTGCTACCTTAAAATCAAGGGGGTTTCACTGGTCTCCATCGCAAAGAGCATGGCAAAGAAAGAATACACCTGATGGAATTTATACGGCTCAAAAGTTAATGGGTGAGTTTTTTGAAAAAGACGAAGCCAATTCGGGGAAAAATCCTTCATTTCAAATAAAACCTAAAATCTTTGACACCGCCAAAACTATATCAGAAAAGTACGAGAAGGGTACGCAAATCATCCGTGAAGTAGAAAAAATGTTTTCGGTTAATCCATCTATCGTTGTAAAAACAAACGAAGATTTGCTCAATTCCGTTAATGCCATAAATTACAACGAGCAAATAACAGAAGCAATAAAGCATTATTTTATTGGTGGATTAAGTCTTTATGGAAAAGTATTCATAAATACACTCCCACATAAAACCGGAAACGAAGTAATACGGACATGACTACACGAGCAAACACACAATTCAGCACATAATATTATCGAATATAACGAATTAGCATCAATACTCCCACGTTTAACAGAAGAAGAGAAACAACTCCCGGAAGAGTACGATGTAAATGAAATGAGCGACTATGAGATAGCAGATGAGATAGTGGCTTTTGCAGCTGAAAAACTTTTGGACAATTATACGATAGAGGACATTGCAAGTGGGACTGTTGATTTATCTTTGTATCCAGAACCAATTCAAGAAGTATTATTTAAAACGCTTAATTATATAACAAATGGAAACTTACAACAGAGTAGAAGTAATAGGGACGGACGGCAATATGACAATAAGGGAAATGCCGAAAGCAATTTGGGGAATGTACAACGAGGAGTTGAAAAAGAACCCGGACAAAAAGACGCTATCGGAAAGGTTGAAGATACTGAACAATTTAGCCGACGAAAATCCGCAGTACTTCCCGAAAGAATAGAACGCCCGACCACAAAACCTGATAGCCAGCCGGAGTACGCCGGAGATTTTCTAAAAGATGTACGGTTTTCAAAAAAGAAAAAAGAAACAGAAAAGGCAAAAGTCAGTATCCCAAGCAAAAGGGATACCTCTTTGATGGGAGAAAAACTCGTAAAAGGTGGTGATAGGTTCCTTTCCCATGCTGACCAAGACCTTGCATTAAAGAATCTCCAAGAGGGTATTAAAGGATTGGGCGGAAAAGTATCCAAAGACAATGATGCCTATCAAATCATTACAACCCTTGCCAGTCGTAATGCAAGAGAAGCAGAACACTTCCATAAAGATTACATGTTACCACTTGAAAACGCAGTAGTTAAACTTATGCGTGAAGGAAGTGACGCAGACGAAGTAAAACGTTACATGAAGGCTAAACGTTCAGTAGAACGTCAGGACAAGGAAGGTTTGGAAAGTTTTAGTTCCGACCCTAACAATGATTGGAGTAGACCTAATGTTGAAAAATACATTAAGGATTTTGAGACTAAACATTCAAAGGAAGATGTTAATGCCTTATGGGATGCTAATAAAAAAGCGCATGATCGTATCATTGATATTGCAGAAGAGGGCGGTAAAATAACCCCTAAATATGCTGACAATATGCGCAATAAGTCGGATTATTATGTCCCTTTACGTGGATGGAAATTCAAAAATCCCGAAACAGACGATCCAACAAAGGTATTCCAGTACGAACATGAAGAATCTAATTACCAAGAGTTACAAAAAGCAGCCGAAGGGAGAAGCTCGGAAGCTGATGATCCGTTAGCCTATACCATGGCATTAGCCACAAGTGCAATACATTCAGCCAACAGGAATAAACTTAAATTACGCGTACTTAAAATGTGGCGTGATAACAGGAACCTAAAAGGAATTGAAAACTTCATTGATGTTAAAAATACCTACGAAGAAAAACTACCAGATGGTACATGGGTTGAACGTGAAGGAATCCCAACAAAAAAACAGATTGCCGATGGTAATGTTCGTATTTATCCTGACTTTACCGGTAATAAGAACAGGATTACACAGGAACAGGCGGGAGAAAATGAAATGAGTGTTTATGAACATGGCGAAAAAAGAGTACTTGTCTTCAGAGACCCGGAAATGAAAAGGGTGTTAACCGGAAGGAATCAGACTGGACAGGAATTTTTGGATAATAAGTGGGTTGAATACTTTATGAGTAAACCAATACAGGCATGAAAGAAATTAACAACCCAATGGAATCCTAATTTCTTTTTGCTTAAGAATCCTATCCGCGATATTATGGGAGCCGTTCCCTCCTACTGGGTAACCGGTGGCAATATGGGCAAATACCTTACCGATGTTCACCTTGCCGATAAACACCTTGCAAGGGTATTCTTTGAGAAAGGAACCAATAAACCCTTGGATAAGCTTACAACGCTATGGATGGACAGAGGAGGGCTTACAATGTACGCAAGTATGGATGATATTCATACCGTAGCCAAAAATATTGACAAGGAATTACGGAAACTTAACAATAAAATAGCCTTTGAGGACTTGTTAAATGGAAAATCTGACGGAACCATAAAAGAAATTATAAGTGGTGGCCGCAATGCTGCCGGAAGAACTATTAAAAAATACATTGATTTTGCTTCGATGTGAGGAGAAAACAGAACCCGTTTAGGGATATTTCTTGCAGAGATAGCTAAAAACACACATTACGACGCTACAAAAGGCACTTCCATCTGGGAACAGGCAATTAATGAGATAAATAACGGAAGAAACATTGATTCGGAAGTATTACTGTCAAAAGAAATGTCCGGTAACTTCAACCGTAAAGGGAAAAGTACAGGAATAATGAGCAAATTATATCCTTTCTGGAACCCGCCAATTCAATCCGCTTACACACATTACCGAATGGCGCAACAAAATCCTAAACGTTTCTATGGTATGATGATTGCCATTGCCGGAATAGGATTCCTGTGGCAAATGATGTTACATGAACTTATGGGTGATGATGATTATAATGGATTGGGGTGGCGAAAGTACGCAACAATTACATTCCCTGTTGATGGAAGCAATATCAGTTTTCCAATGGGGTTTGTATGAAATCTTCCTTGGATGATTGGAGCAGGTGCATATGACTTAACACAGAATTTTATAACACCAGAATCATACGCAAAAGAAGTCGCAAGTAATATCGTACAGACGGTTACTCCATTCAGTACAAAGGTTACCGATGATGGAAGTGTTGACCTTAAACGTCCATTTGTCCCATTCCTTGGGATACTACCATATGACATCTCAACAAACACAGATTGGGCCGGTAAGTCTATCTATAAAGAAAGTCCATATAATCCTTATGCCCCAGCAAGTGAACTTGGGAAAAAGAATGTTAATCCAATCCTTAAAGAGGGTGCGCAGGAATTAAATAAATTAGCCGGAGGTGATAAGGTGCGTTCTTCTGGGTATTTAACGGATTGGAACCCATCAAAGATACAACACTCTCTTGAATTTATATTTAGTGGTTCAGGTAAGTTTGCGTTGCAAATGAGTAAATTAGTATCAACTCCATGAAGTGAATTGTCTACAAGGGACATACCTATCACATCAAGTTTTGTATCGAAAGGGAATAGTCAATCTTCATGGATAGAATATCAGAAACTTGTTGATAAAGCCAAAGAATATCATACCATGATGTTGGGTTATGCAAAAAATGGTATGACTAAGGAAATGGACGAATATCGAAATCAAGAAATGCAAAATTTATACAACAAATACAATGGTGTAAATAAGCAAATGAAGGGTTTATGGAATGAAATCGACAATACAAAAACTTCAAAAGAAGCAGATGCAGCACAGGATAAACAAGAGGCAAAAATGAAAGAACTTATTGATTATGCCAAAACGCTTAAATTAAAATAGTAATGATAAAAGACACAAAGAAAATAAATTTTAAGATGCTTCGCATGAGCGACATCGGAGGCGACAACTCCATTAAAGATTCAACAGTTCAGAGTTCGTGAATCGCAGACGAGTTAGACCATAACAATATTACCTTATTGGAGAACTGCCGGATTCACTGGGATAACCTTTCCGACTTCCGTAAACGTGCCATGAGAGCCTTTGCTTATTATCGTGGTAGACAATGAAGTGATTTGGTAAAAGACCCTGACACCGGGGACATGATTACCGAAGAGGATTATATCAAAAAGCAGGGTAAGATTCCACTGAAACAGAATATCATTCGTCAGCTTATCAGGAATCTGATAGGACAGTACCGGAGCAATCCTACCAATACAATCGTTTACGCTAAAAATTCAGAGGACAACGACCTTTCGGACATGATGGGTAATGCCATTCGTAATGTCCATGACATCAATTTAGCCGTTGAATTAGAGGCAGCTAACTTTGAGGCGTTCGCAATATCAGGAGCAGTCATAGGTAAATTTACATATCGTTACATCCCTCAATTAGAGATGGAAGATGTGTACGAAGAGAACATAAACTTTAATAGAATCTTCTTTAATTCTGATATAGAAGATGTTCGATTAAATGACTTAACTCTTATCGGGCAGATTATCGACTTGCCACTGCAAGCCTGTTTAGCCACCTTCGCATCTTCAAAAGAAGACGAGGATAAAATAAAACAATGGTACAGTGTCTCCAACTACCAGATGTACGTTAACAGTAACAAGGGGTTATCAAGTAGTATGCTTGAAAACCTTGATTTTTACTTCCCCTCCGACCCCGGCAAATGTCGAATCTTTGAGATATGGCAAAAGGTAGGGATGCACAAAATTTACGCACACGATTATTCAGATGGCAGTTACAAGATTGTAGACCTAACCATGAAAGAAATTGGGATAATCAATGCCGAACGTGTGGTTGAAGGATTAAAAGCCGGAGTTCCGCAGGAAGAAATACCACTGATTGAGGCACGGGAGAAATACGTAGAAGTTTGGTACGCTAAATACCTTGACCCTTACGGTCATGTTCTACGTGAGTTTGAAACTCCTTACGACCATAAGGAACATCCATTTGTAGCAACCCTTCACCCGTTACTCAACGGTGATACCTGGGGTATTGTAGAAGACGTGATAGACCAACAGCGGTACGTGAACCGACTGATTACGCAAATGAGTACAATGATCGACATGGGAGCAAAAGATTTACTGCTCGTACCTGAAGAATGTATTCCGGCGGACATGGACATTAGTGATTTTGCCGATGAATGGAGTAAACAGGGAGGCGTAATTAGGATAAAGGTAAAACCGGGATGCGAATTGCCACAACAGATAACCTCTAATACTATCAATCCCGGAGCCAGTGAACTATTGGCCACGCAGCTTAAGATGGCGCAGGACATCGCCGGTATTCAGGAAAGTATACAAGGCAAAACCCCGACAAGCGGAACGCCATCATCATTATATGAGCAGGAATCCGTCAATAGTGCTATTAATGTTAAGCACTTTGTGGACACATTTATCACTTGGAAAGAAAAGCGGGATAATAAGATTATGAAGCTCATTAAGCAATATTATAATGAGCCGAGAATGCTAACGATTACGGGTAGTAGAGGCAACATTAACAGGATGTATGACCCTGACAAGATAAAACCTATTGACATGTCGTTAAAGGTCGTTCAGGGAACCAATACGCCGGTCTATCGCCAGATGATTGACGATACCCTGATGATGCTTTTTGAAAAGAGTGTCATTGACGTAAAGATGTTCCTTGAAAATTCATCCCTTCCTTTTGCTGACAAGTTACTTGATTCGATCAATAAACGTGAACAAGAGATGCAGCAACAGCCGGGAGTTCCGGGGGCACAACAACCACCTTCGCCTGAGATGATGCAACAGATAGGACAGGTTCAACAGGCAGCACAACAACAGGCAGACCCTAAAAAAATGGCTGCATTACAAAGTATATTAGGACAACAACAAACACAAGCTTAATAAAATGAGTTATACAAAAATACAAAAAAAATTAGCCATAGACGTACTCAAACGTAACAAATGAAATTTGGCTGCTTCTGAAAAGCGAACAGGAATAAATCGATGTACTTTAATGAAGTGGAAAAAGGAATGGATGGATGAGACGGAAAAAGCCTATGATGAAAGAGCAGCTAAGTTAGAGGCAAAAAAACAGGAACCCATGCAGATTGCAACCAACATATTGCAAACAAATGCAGAAAAGGAAATTGAGTACATAAAAAAGGTTTACGAGGCAAAAGTATTAGCGGTAGATAGAATCATGACGCTAATCCCCAGAGAAACTTCATTATTCAATATAAAGATTTGCCTTGAGCTTTTGCACACTATTACCGAGGCGGAGAAACAACCCGATGGAAGCCCGGAAGGTACTAATCCGCCCGCAACAAATAATTGGTTTACACAAATCAACCAACTCATTCTTTCTAAGGGAGAAAAGACAAAAGGAAAAGTAGAAAAACTTATAGAAGAAGCTAAAATAGTAGAAGAAAATGAACAATCAGAATCCAAACCACGAATATAAAACTATCGACTTAAAAGGGATAGAACGTAATACAAGTGCCACATCAGCCGCAGATGGTTCATGTGCCGAGATGGATAACTTCCGTCATTTTAAAGGAGCATGGCGCCCGATATTCCCAAAGAAAGTTAAGGATACCATCGTCCATTTTATGGCTGATACAGAATTAGGGGAAGAAAATGTCTGGTGTTTTGTAAACGAAATATGAATGCACCATGCACTACCTGATAATTATTATATCGGGAATTTCTCTTTATGGGGAGGACAACAAACAAATTCAATATACATGTTTTGTAATAAAGTTGAGGGTGTTGCTCCTAATCGTACAGGATACCCTACCGATTATCAGTTGTTACATACCATGTTGCCAAATGAGACGCTTAGCCGAATATACACATTTAACAATATTTTGATTATCGAAACCAGTAAAGATGTTTATTATTGTCTTTATGTTGATGGGACATATACTGTCAATAATTCAACAAGTAATATTCCATTTTTAAACTCGGTAACAACATGTGAAACGTTTAAATACAATAAAGGTATTGAGGTAATTAATAACAATTTCTTTGATAATCTAAATTCCGGAAATAGTAATCCGTTTAGCATCTCAGATGCAACGGGAAAATACTATAAAGATCGTGCAGACGCTACTGAAACTGACCTATATTCGGGGTATGTATTCTACATCCTTGTTTGAAAATTGCTTGATGGAAACAGTATAATGGAATCCCAAGTAAGATATGTTTATGCGGGTTATGACAATGCTATAAAAACACGTTTGGGATGTTTGATAAATAATGGGGTAAGAGGTTGGTGTATGGTTAGCGCCGATCCTGCCGAACTTTCGAGTTTTAGCAATATATTCATCCCAAATTTTGGAGATGTTAATATAAATGTTGATTTAAGTCCATGGAACGCCTTAAAAGATTACAAAAATATGCTTGACGGGGTTGATATTTATTGTACAAAATGTATTGATAAATACAACTTTAACGATATTACAAAAGAGGAACAACTTCTACGTCTTGGAAGTGGAGAAATTGCCACCGATGGCAACCCTTTACGTATGGAGCTTTACGCTCCGAAGGCTAACGACCTTACTGTTGAATTGAAAAATGCTGAATTTTACAAAGTAGATTCAATTTCTTTTGAGGAAATTGAAGCACAACAAACATGGTCAAGTAAGATAATGAAACGCAAACTATCGTTAAAAAACATTGAAACAAAACCAGCATTAAGTTCATTTCAACTATCTCAAAACAAGATATTTTCTAAACAAAAATACCAATATAATAGTCGGTTATTCTTTGCAGATACCACTACTCAGCTTTTCGGCGGATATGATAATAGTTTAGATTTGCCTACAACCGGGGAAGGCATATATAATGACCTTATAAAATTTTTATTAAAAGATAGTGGAGCAACCATAAGTGAAACGCCTCCCGACAACCTCCCTACTATTGGGTATAAAACAGATGTGAACATTTCTAATGCTAAAAAAGTGGTCAACTTTGACGTTGTCGATTCAACTCATTATACTGGGACTTTAGGACAACCTAATGAAAATGTTTTTAGGTTAGTAAATGGCGTAGTGTGCTATCCACACCCATCTGCAAAATATATAAGGTTGCATGTTACGGTTAACAGTATAAAATATCTGTTAAAAGAGTTTAAACTAACGGAACATTCATTTCTTAACTTTTCATTTGCGTTGAATATTGATTCTGATGGCGATATTGTACCGCTAAAAATACTTGACACCCCAGTACTTACTAATTTATCAACAATAACAGTAACGGTAAACGACACATATTATAATTCTAACCGCATTCAAGGCACAGATATAGACGATCCTTTCTTTTTCCCTGCTATAAATAGTTATATGATTGGTAATGACGGAAGTACCATTATAAAAAGTATGAATACACAGTCTGAACCGTTATCGGAAGGTCAGTACGGGCAATATCCTTTAGTGGTATTCACCAATTCAGGAATCTATGCCATGCAACAAGGAACAGGGGAAGTGCTTTTCCAGAATATTATTCAGTTAAGTAATCTATCCTGTGTTGGCAAATCCCTTACGGTTGCCAAGGGAATTGTTTTTGCTACACAGGACAGCGTTTTTGTTCTATTTGGGAGGAATGTAACCAACATCGCCGACAAACTCTCAGCAGCCTTCGATTCCGGTTTTAAAAATGACTTCCTGAATGATGGTATCATGTTCGGACGGGACAACTACCATAATGAACTGATAATCGCCAATGGAACCAAGCAGGTAAAACTAATTAATCTTGATTCGTTTACAATTTCATCGGTTAAAGGCTATTCCCTTGCATGAGGAGACCCCGGAGTTGCAACAACAACCTTAGTCTACCAAGGTATTACCTTTGATAAGTTTGTCAATAATAAAGGTCAGTGGCTCGGAATAAAAGACCATGTGATCTACTACCTGAACGAGGAAGAAACGGAAAACGTATCACAAGTAACCGAAACCGACGTTGTAAACTCCATCACAACAATAACTCCAAAGCCATTTCTACATACTTATTTCAAAACTAATCCCTTATCAATAGATAGTCGAAACTTTAAGAAGTTGATTCAGAGTAGATTGTTTGGAAGGTTTGTTTACATCTCAGGAGATAGTGCAAACCCTTTTGAGGATTGCAAGTTTAAGGTTTCTGGAACTAACAACCTTATTGTTTTACCGTCGGATATGGCTGAAATACAGTATTATCTTCTTGCTTCACCCGGTGGAAGGGAAAGCGATGTTCTTACCGGAGGTTCAAGTGTTCCGGTTAAATATTTCATCTTCGAGTTTCAGGGATTTGTCAATAAGGAAAGTGAGATTGTCGGGATAGAACTTGTCTACGAACAGGTGATGCAGGATAAACTAAGATAATAAAAAAGGCAAACGTAATGTTTGCCTTTTTTGTTTAGCCCCTACATCAGGAGCTATCTTGATATTGATTTGCGTCTGGCATATCGTCCACGGGTTTTACGAAGCCTGCCCAAGGCTATGATTAATTTGTTCGTATTTTCTCATTAGGGAAAAATCAAATGTTATTATTCCATTTTCCTCTTTCACGTTTCCATTTTTTCTTTCCCTTTCAATTTCTTCATGAGTAGCGTTCCTGTCGTATTCGATGCCGTCCCAACAAATTACATGTACTATCATTTCTTGAATCCTATTTTTGTTTTTTCTACATCATTATCTACCGTAAATTCGATGTCCTTTATCCACACCGTTATATGCTCTCCTTCATAGAAGTAGCTTATTTCGTAGGATACAGAATCTCCTCTAATTGTTACTCCTGTAATGATTGCGGGGATACATCCTAACTTAGTCGTTACTTGCGTCCCGTATTTATATACTTCTAAAGATTTCATTCTGTTTACTTTTAATTTCTTTGTACCTTTTATCAATGTATTCGGAGGTTTCGGGATTTGTATATACGGTGCATCTGTTGAAAATTGCTAAGAACAGATCATCACTTAACTCTGATAAAAATGGAATGCCTATCCATAGTTCAGGTTTATGCCTTGGGGAATTGTTGACCGAAATATCCTCAACCCATTTATTAAAATCCTCCAATGGCACAGAGTTATTGTAGGTATACTTCCCGTTTTTGATTGCATCTGCTATTCCCATCCCTGAATCATCCATCTACTGCTTTTTTGATTTGTCCTTTATCATTCTTTTAATTTGGGGATTACTGGTAGCGATGAATGCCGCCTCCCGGCACAGGTTGTAAATATTAACCTGTTTACTTAGTATCTTAAAACGTTTCAGGGTTTGTATATCATCGTTATTCAATGCTCTATACTGTCCCTTTGTATCAGGCAGAACGTAATAGGTGCGGTTATCACTCTTATTACACTCTATTGCAAGCCGTATCGCTTGTTTTAGATTCCGTTTTTTCTTCCATGCCATAAAACGATCATGAAAATAAAAATACTGCTGGTAAAAGAAATTGTCGTATTTCGTTTTCATTATTGGTTCCGAATTATCCATATTTTAGTCTCCTCCTTCATTGATTTTTGATAATACTTTGGTTCCTGTAAATGAACTCTCATCCAAATTTTAAGTGCGTTTAATTTTGCTTCCATATTATTGATTTTTAAATTGTTGCTTCCCCTACAATTCTTCTTTTTACTCTTCCACTTCCCGGTGTTATTATCCGTGGTAGTGGCATATACTCCAACGCAAGCCATACACAACCTGCTGCTGTAATTACCTTATCATCCTTGCACCCGTCCACGGCTCCAAGGCTCCCGTTAGGTTTCACCTCGTAAGTGTCCGCTTCGTCGCAGGCTCTTGCGTCATGTTCTATGTATTCATCATCTCACATAGCGGCAAGTAGACGGTCAATTATCATGCTCTTTGTCTGTTTGTTTGTATGAAATCCGTATTTTATCGGTATACCCTGCTTTACTTTGTCCGGGTCTGTACGGGCAAACAGATTGTCGTAAAAATCGCATATGGTATCCATGATTGTAAGGAAGTGGTCGCCTTCCGTATCTTCCGATTCCGACGTTAGCGTATTGCTTTCTATGGCTAACAGTGCATGTCCGTACCATTCCGCTATCTGTGTTGCTTTCCATGCTAACATATCGTGGTCTATGTGTCCGCTTCATGTTAAAACCATTTCAGCGGGTAGTCCTTTCATTAAAGGCAGTCGGTCAATAACCCGAATAACCGAGTTGTCGGCTCCCGCACTCCTTCCTCCGATGTCAACAAACACAGCGTATCTGTCGGATACCGATTGAGTAGTATCTGGTTTAGCCCAAATCCATAGATTACCCTTATTAACAGGTTGAAATTGAATGTTCTTTAATGCGCCGGCTCCCGTTGTACTATCGGCGAATATCTCTCCGACAAAAACAGGAGGTGTATTGTTTTTCCTTACCTTAAGTACATAAGGTAATGGAAATACACGGTGGCCGGTAGATTGAAAAGCTTCTTCCGCTGTGTTCGGAAATTCAGACTGCATACGCCATTTGTCGTAGCCTTCTGTATTTTTGAAATTGAAATACCAGTTAATGCTTTCAAGAGTAGCCCCTAATCGCCACATTTCCCAAGCATATCCATCAGAATCCAAGGCATCCATCGAATTGATAAATTCAACAAGATTTTTTATTGGTTTCCTGTATTCCTCAATTTCATAACAGGGTACAAATACCGGATCATACCCCCTACCCTTCATAGCCTCATGCCATTCGCGATGGAAGAAATTTCCTACGCCCTTTGCTGTACTTTCGAGTACAACCATAGTAAGAGGTAGCTGGGGAATAGTAGAACGTAAGGACTGCGTTAAATCCTCCGGTTTTTTACCCAATGTCTCTGTCCATAATCCTATTTCAGAAATATGAAGCATCTGGAAAGTGAACGACCTTAAGTTATCAGGCTTTTCGTAACTACCGATACCCATGATGCAATCACGTTCAGGGATGTATTTATTCTTTGAACTCCCCTCGTAAGGTTTAAATGAAAAGTTAAGAACATCTTTCGGGTGATTCTTTCTCACAGTATTAAACATACCCCTGATGTGCCGGGCCTGATTCTCTACATGAGTAATAATAGCACTGTTCCAACCCTTTTTAACAAAAAGCTGTATCCATGCCATATACAACTGTACCAATGTACTGCCGCCCCATTGACGAGCTTTCAGTAATATTATCCTTATGGGTATACCGGATAATCTTAACTTCTCAAGTTTTTTAAGTAATCTCCTTTGTGGACGGTTGAGAATGAAAGGAATTTCGCCACCAGCCTTAGGTTTTATTTTTGCGCATGTTGCTGCCCAAAATTCAAAGTCATGTTCAAGGCGTAACTTATTGATATTTCCTACAAAATCAGAAATAGCATCTCCGTAATTCCTGCATCCGGGGATATATTTAAGTACAAAAGTCTCTATACTCCCGGTTCTACGGATTAATCGTACAATATCAATGTCCAACATTGTCCTTGGTAGCATTAAGTAATGTTCTCCTATGCTATCAATGTTGAATTGGAATCTTGGGATGGGTGAACCTGTCCCAATAACAGGGTCGTATGGCGCATCTATTTCAGCATTTCGGGACTTGTTTTCCGAAATTATTTTACGAATTTCCTCTATGTTAAGGTTCATTCGTTCATGCTTTTTCGGCTTCCGCCATTTCTAATTCAGTCAACTTAACGTTTTCCCGAATCATCTTATTGATCACTTTTCCCGCTGTTTTCGGGGACATTCACACAGTATCCCCTGCCTCTGCATACAGAATCTTCTTAGGCATTAGCTTAGAATAAGCTCCATGTTTTTTTAATATCAGGAGGTAGTTTGCGTAAAGCCGACGGTATTTTCCGGTCGTATTATCTGTAATTTTTCCATTAAGTTCCATTTTGTCGCGTAATGATGCACAAATGTACCGTGTTGATGCATTGTTGGAACCAAAAGATGTTATAAATGCACGCCATTTATTAACAAAAGCAACAATTTTACTGCCTCAAATTGATTAAAAAATACAATTTTAAAAAAACAGTAAAAATGAGTAAAGAAACTGACCCAAAAAAAACTGATAATGTGCCTGTTGACGATGGCAATGAACCAATAGCAACAGACGTTACCCCGGAAGTTAATCCGGCTTCGGATGAACCGCCAACGGATACAGAAGGCACACCGGCAAAAAAAGTATGAAAAACGGCTTCCTTCCTGAAAGAACATTATCCCGATCAGGATGTTGAAAACTTAGATGGTGATGGACTTGATGAATTGGCATCCACCCATTTAGCAGGAGTTCATGACAAATTAAAGAAAAATTCAGAGGCGAAC